ACAGAGTCGAAGTTATTTACGAAGACGAGAACATCAAGTTCGAGCACGTTTACGCAAGGTTTTATAGATAGATCACACACCGAGCCGGGGCGGTCAATCCCCGGCAGGAAGGAGACCGACAATGTTAGAAAGAACTTGCTTTCACATAGACAAAGAAGAGCCAGCGAAGCACAAAAGCGGATGGAACTTCTACACGTTCCACGGGGAGACAACTGTACCCGGGTATGAAATGATGGAGTTCAAAGCGTGCGATCTGGAACACGCAGAAAAACAGGCGAGGTCCTTCGTAAGAAAACATGGAGGACAGCTTGTATCAATCAGATAGTGCAAGCAGCTGACCTACCGGCTATACGGGGAGAGAGGAGACCGAGATGGAATTCACAGGAATCACAGCAAGAACCAAGTGCATCAGATGCGGTAAGGAGATCGCAGTAACAAGGCAGTTCATAACCGATGAAGGGTTTGAATATAAGACAGAGAACGCAGATTGCAGATTCATCGACAAATGGGGATATGCAAGGAACTTCTGTAAGAAGTGCATGAAGTAGGAGGGAGACACCGACATGACTAAGAAAGAACGCGCAGCTCTGCAGGAGCTTTTTAACAAGATGAGCGAGTATGACGCAGAGGCGGATGTCGCATTCAAGAGACTTCAGTATCTGAACGGAACAGAGGGTACAGGACACAGATGGTGCTGTGCAGCACAGAACTATAGAGACCTGCTGAGCGTAGGCAAGGACTACACACACATCTACGATAAGTATGTGGAGGCGAACGGCAAGCGCGATGCGATGATGGATCTCGGACGCACACTCGCAGAACTGAACTTCTGGAAGAAAAAATAGCAGAAACACACAGCGTAAGGAGGCAACACGATGATCTTACCAATCAAACGACTTCGGATCGACGAAGAGCAATACGGCGTCTGGTACTACCAGCGCATTGTAGATGACACACAGTTTGATGCTCCGATCTACAACTTATATGACAGCGAGGGCAACTTCGTGAATGAGTTTGGGAGCATGGGCGACATGAGACACTACTGCAAGACAGGGCAGTATTTATAGGAGGTAAATATGTACTCACTAATTGGAGTTGATGGCAACGCTTTTGCCATTATGGGTTACACAGCAATGGCCTTGAAGCGAACGGGCCACGCAGATCTGGTCGAGGATATGCGCAAGAGAGCAACTTCGGGCGACTATGACAACTTGATCGCGGTATGCGAATCATATCTGGAGATTGCAAACGCGGATGACCAGAGTGAATTTTAGGAGGTGCAAAATGATACTGAGAAAATGGAACTATGAAAAGAAAGACTATGAGCCTTATGAGATTCCAACTCATTGGACGCCATCCCTGTTTGAGACTGACATGGATGTTGAAGTATCCTGTCCGCATTGCGGCAAGAAAATCAGATTCGGGGACGGATATACAAGCAGGGAGATCCACAACGCCTTTGGCATGGGCTATGCAGTGTGCAGAGCGTGCTATAACGAAGAGCTGGATCGCGATGTCAAGTACAGGGGGGTTATAAGATGAGATCATGGAGAAATTTGAAGCAGGGCGATTATGTCACATTCAGCGCCGAGCACGGAGGATTCCATTCAATCTGTATAGTGACAAATGTGAGCGAGACGAGGGCGATAGCACGTACTCCTTCCGGACTGGACTTTTGGATTGATGATGAGACCAGGCACTTGTTTAAACTTAAGGAGGCAGGAAATGAGTCTGAGGGAATTTCTGAAACTGCTTGATACGATGATGCCAGTCACTATCTACTATGACTGTGATGAATATGGGCCGTATGGTATCGGCAAAGTACCGCAAAAATGGCTTGATCAGAAGGTGTTTCAGATTTTTATAGAAGAAGATTCTGACTCAATCGGAATCGATGTTACATAGGAGAGAATGATGTGGATTAATAACAGAGAGCAGATGCCGACAAGGGATGAACTGTATGTGGTCCAGGTGGTAACTGGCGAAGTATGCACGATGAATTACACAGCAGAAGGAGGCTGGAATACATATCGAGATCGAGACGGGGCGCTGATAGGATCTGGGCTGCCTCGCGAGTGGGTAGCAAGATGGTTCGAAATTCCAGATCCGGAGCCTGTTCCGCAAGAATGGTACGATGAATTTACAAGAATGCATGTATAGGAGGAAGAAAATGAAAGTCAAGGACCTGATAGCAGAAGATATCGACATCGATGTATGTGATGACTATGACGAAAGATGCTGGATCGCAAAATGCGGAGCGTACAGACTGACGGATGCAGCGGTTCAGACTTTCCACAAAGCACTGGATGTCGAGGTTGAGTTGCATGACAAAGTGGCGATTCTCAAGTGCGACGATGACGACGAACGTGTTGCTGAAGAAAAAGCACAGGCATGTAAGAGGCTGTTCTTTAGCCTTGCTGGGTACTGTCCGGCCGATGAGTACGACATGTGGTTTGAGGAGGTGTAGGGATGAAGGAAGGCGACAAGATCAGAATCATCTACATGGACGGAGAACCGCAGTACACAGGTAAAGAGGGCACAGTGACACATATCGACGATGCAGGGCAGATACACGGCACCTGGGGCGGATGTGCTCTTATACCGGAAGTAGATCAGTACGAAGTAATCAAGTAGGAGGACATTATGGGAATATGGGAGATGACAGCAATCATAGTATGGAAGAGCCTCTGGTGGATACTTCCATGTACTGGGGGTATCATTGCGATGGCAGTCTCAGAGCATCGCAGTTAATCATGTTTTTTTATAAATAATATTAGCTTTTAATTTAATTACATTAGGTAATAGTGTATAATTAAAGCATACAGAAAGGAGGTGTATAAATGATAGGAATCAATGGTAGAGTACATTGCTCAACCGCTCGGAACGAAGCAGGACATATCAGAGGCAAGAAGCTCACTATAGAAGAGGTAGCAGAACGCATGAATCTGTCATCCAACACTGTCAACGACTGGGAGCTTGGTAGAAGAAAACCACGTCAGGATCAAGTAGAGCAGTATTGTCAGATTTGCGGATGCTCACCGGGAGACATTTATTTTTAATCAAGGCATTAGGAAATAACTAATGGGGTTAGAAAGATGCTAATGACAGCAAGGCAAATAGCAGACCACACAGGAGTGTGTGTCAGAACAATCTACCGCATGAAAGATAGGGGCGAGATCAGCTACTACCAGATAGGCAGACAGATCCGCTTCAAGCTGGAAGAGGTTGAGGAGAATACAAAATGCCAAAAACGACAGAACGGAGCGCCGTAGCAGCTCCGCAGAACAATTCTATCAGAAAGAAGAGACTGACACAAGAAGACAGAGTCCTTCAGTATCTGCGAGAGCATGACGGTATGACAACAATGAACGCGGTCAACGTGTTGAAGATCATGAATCCGCAGCAGAGAATTCTGAATCTGCGTGAGAGAGGTTACAACATAGTTACTGAATGGGAAGTATCTCCAAGCGGCGCGAGATACGGGATCTACAGATTAAAGGAGGACAACAATGCTGGAGAAATTAGAGCCTAAAGACTGGCTTGAACTGAACGCAAAGCTGCAGAAAAAGAAGAGCGCTCTCAGGAAGGACCTCTCAGAAAGAGGCGTGCTGAAGAGAGAAGGTAACAACACTTATGACAAATACAGATACTTCTCCGAGGCACAGTACAAGGAACTGTTCACAGAACTGCTTTCAAAGCACGGCCTGGAACTTAATTTTAGCGAAATCGAATACGTGACATTTTCAGTTGAGGGCAAGCAGCCGAACGGAAGAATGCCGAAGATAGAGTTTTATCTGTACGACATAGACACGGGGTTTTATGAGACCACAAAGATCACCGGAGAGGGAATCGATAAGGGCGACAAAGCAGGATACAAGGCCTATACAGGCGCTCTGAAGTGCTACCTGGCTGATAAGTTCATGGTAGCAACAGGCGACGATCCTGAGACCGAATCACCGGACGGTAGAAGCGGAAGACCGCAGAGCAGATCACAGCAGAGACCACAAAATGTTCCGCAGCAGAACGATCCGAAAATCGGGCAGGAACAGCTTAATATGCTGAGGGGGTTTGCAGATCAGGTTGGGATATCGGCAGAGACTATCTGTCAGACCTTCAAGGTCGAATCTCTACCGGAACTGACAATGTCGCAATGGACACGAGCAACGCAGCTTCTCGAGAAAGAAGCCGAGAGGAAAGGAATCAAGTGGTAATGGCTAATGAACTTATGACAAAGAACGACCTGTTCATGATGGATGACACAGGCGCTATGGTCATACGACCTGAGGCGATTCCTGCAATCAGACAGATACAGGTTGAGTACAAGGACATCAAAAAGAAGTATGAGAAGTTTAAGACTATACTTCTGGAGGGCATGGAGGAATACGGCATCAAGAAGGTCGATACAGAGGACGTGCTGATCACCTACATTGAGCCTAGCACTCAGACAAAAATGGATAAAGACAGACTGTGGGACGAATACAAAGACGTTGCTTTTATATGTCAGAAAGAAGTCCCTGTAAAAGCATCCGTAAAGATTACACCAAGATAGGAGGCAAATAAATGAACACTTGCATTTTGATAGGCAGACTCACCCGTGATCCGGAGCTGAGTTACACGCCTAATACACAGACTGCAGTATGCAGATTCACTATAGCCGTAGACAAGCCAAGAAAGGACGGACAGGATCAGGGCGCTGACTTTATCCGCATCACGGTATGGGGCAAACAGGGCGAAAACTGCGACAGATATCTTGCTAAGGGCAGACAGGTAGCTATACAGGGAAGAATCCAGACAGGCAGCTACAAGGATAGAGATGGGAACACCGTATACACCACGGATGTAATTGCGGAGAGAGTCGAGTTCCTTGGTAGCGCACAGGGCGAAAATTCGCGTTCTGAGGGGAGTTATCAGCAGAATGGTACAAGTTATCGACCTGCGCAGAATAACGGCATGAATCAGCCACAACCAGCGGGATGGGATCTGCCACAGGGATTTGACCAAGTCGAAAATGTTCCTTGGGAGCAGTAAGGAGTCGGCATGAAATTCCTTGGAAGGCCAAACGTAGAACTGCTATATAAGGGCGCACGAGTGACCATTGAATTCGACAAAAAGGACAATGTTCAAATCGTGAATCTTTTCAGCAATCTCAAGATCGGCGATGAGTACGACATTGTTATCAAGAAGCAAGGAAAGCGGTCTCTAAATGCGAACAATTATCATTGGATGCTCTGTGAACAGATGGCCAAGATTCTGAAAGTCAGCAAGTACGAAGTACACAATCAGCTGATGATTGATTACGGTACCGATTGGCTCGATGAAGCCGGCGACAGGGTATACGTCCTGATGAAGGACAATGACAGATATCTGCGCAAGGAAACAGAGCACTACAGGCCGACAGATGCGACAGAGGACCGCAAGGGTACATTGTACAGATGGTTCGTGCTATTGCTGCCGAGTCACCTGATGAGCACCAAGGAGATGTCGGATCTGATAGACGGAACAGTAAGCGAAGCCAAGGAGCTCGGTATAGACACAAGAACTCCGGACGAAATTGAACGGATGAAAGCGCTGTGGAATGGTATCGAATCGAATTGAACTTAGCAGCAGAGGAATTGAATGGCGCGGCATCGAGCTGCAGGGCAATAGAATAGCTGAGAAAGGCTGTGCGGAGGCAAGGAGAAGAGGAGAAAGGAAAGGCCACGGAAAAGCATGGACCTGAGAGGATTTGCAAGCCACTGCATTGCAGAGGAATAGTGTCGAACGGAGGAGAATGGAATCGTCATGCGACGGAAAAGCACAGATAAGACACGTAAAGCGGTGGAATGGCGGTGAACGGATCGGCGGGGCGATGGCATAGAAAGGACTTGTATAGCAGCGGCAAGGAGTGGCGTGGTCGCGCAATGGAATCGAGAAGAGTGGCGGAGACCTGACGTGCAACGGAATAGCACAGACAAGTAAGGAGGAAAAATAATGGAGACCAAAAGAATAAAAATCACACTTATAGATGAAATGCTCGGGACTAATCCGGGCAACAAGGAAGTACACGAGAAATTCATCAATTCAAAGGCACCTGATGCCGAGACCAGAGAACAGGAACTTGAGCATCTCCCTGCCGAGGAAATGGTGAAGAACGAGATGACCGTGTTCTATAGAACTGAAGATGGCAAGCCGGCAATGGCGTGCTACCACATGTACGGATTCTTCAAGAGCGCATGTGGTTTTCTGAAAAGAGTCAAGGGAACTAAGAGCGAAAAGATCAAAGCGTACAAGAAGATCATAGATGGACTTATCAAGGTTTATCCTGATGCGTCAGATCCGACAGGCAGATACATAGAACTGCATATGCCTGATGACACGGAGATTGGCAGCTGTCAGAGACCGCTGAGAGCGCAGACGCTGCAAGGCGAACGCGTGGCACTTGCCAACAGCGAAACGGTTCCTGCAGGAACATGGTTCGAGGTCGATGTGTGTGCGTGGGATGATTCGCTTTGGCCGGCAATAGAAGAATGGCTCGACTACGGAGAGTTCAATGGACTCGGTCAGTGGAGATCTTCCGGCAAAGGGGCGTTTAGGTGGAATTACGTGCAGGCTTAATCGAAAGGATATCGTTATGGCTAATGACCGAACGTATATAAAACTTTTTAGGAAGATGCTTACCTGGGGCTGGTATAAAGACACGAATACGTTTCGGGTGTTCATGCACATATTGCTCAAGGTCAACTACAGCCCTTCTGAGTATAAGGGGCATATGATCGAAGCCGGGGAGTGCGTGTTTGGAAGGCGAAAATGGGCGGAAGAATTGGGCCTGTCAGAACAACAGATAAGAACAGCAATTTCTCACCTTCAATCAACCAACGAAATAACCATAACATCAACCAACAAATTCAGCATCATACACGTTGTAAAGTGGGAGTTTTGGCAGATAGACGAAGGGTTGCCAACCAACAAATCAACCAACGAAACATCTAAAATTCAACCAACGAGCAACCAACAAGTAACCACATCTAAAGAAAGTAAGAAAGTAAGAAATAAAGAATTATTATCATATGCCGATTCAGACCATAAAAAAGGGCAGATTTACAGAGACCCTGTAACAGGAAGATTGAGGTTCCGTGTATGAGTTACACAAGCATTATGACTGATGATATGGAGGTCTGTTATGTGTGTGGCCGAAGGGCTGATGAGATCCATCATGTGTTCCACGGACCCGACAAGAAGTTATCTGAAGAGCTGGGGCTGATGGTCCCGCTCTGCAGATCCTGTCACAACAAAGTGCATCATGTAGGTGGCGAGTATGACAGACTGCTCAAGGTAGATGCACAGAGAGCGTATCTGATAAAGGTGTTTGGTAGATGTTTGATATGAGGAGGAGTAAATGAACTGGGTAAAAGGAATACCGCCGAGATATATGAGAGACCACATGGGCATGTTCACCGGCGGTGAAAACAGACTTGGATGGCACGGTGAGATGGATCGCTGCTGGCTGGATAACGACGAAAATCTGTGTGTGTGCTCACGGATCATCAGGACGCGGTTTGGTAATGTCGAACACGTCACGATCAGCAAGGGCACCGGAACGAATGACGGCACCGGCGAAGTTACATGGGCACAGAAGATGCAGATAAAGAATGAGCTGTTCGGAGAAAATCGCTTCGCTATAGAGGTGTTCCCTAAGCAGAAGAATCTTGTCGATGTATGCGATGTGTACCACCTGTGGGTATTCGACAAGAAGGTGGACATGCCGTTTGGCATCAGCAAGGGCGAATATCAGAAGGCCATCAACAGGGGCTACAACGTAAGTGATGCCGATGTTGAAAAGCTGTGGGAAGACTACAAAAGGACAGGCAAACTGTAGGAGGTTAATACATGATATGCGAGGTCAGAAATTACGACAAAGAGGTTGTGCTGAAAAATGCGAAATTTAGCGATGTCATAGCTGTGATACAGATATGGCTGCATAAGGACAAGGAGCTTTGCTTCTCGAATTCTGCAAGTATGGAGGCAAGACATGAAGATACATTACCAATGCAGTAACTGCGGACAGAAGTTTCAGTCAAGCGCGATCCCCGGTATTCCGGACGGCATGTACATCAGTGGATGCAGAGCGGTAGGCGATGCGTTCTACTGCGAGGACTGCGTAAAGACATGGGCGGACAGGAACGGTAAGCCATTCGATGAGCAGTACGCAATGCCGATAAAGATGTTCACAAGTCGATAGGGCAGGAGTGTGCAGCCCTGTTAGCAACGATCAATTCAATCAAGTTTGGTTCGATATGGTAGATGGACAGTATGTGGAGGGATAGCATGGAAGATGTAAACGCTTATCTGATACAGAGGTTTGGCATGACAGCAGATGCAATCATGCGTGTAATGCGAAACCACAAGAGGATAGTCAACAGCGAAGTGCATGACACTATAAGACATGCCGACTTCTATATCAACCCGACAGACTACTGTGATCCGACAGACTTACCGCTTAGAGACTGGGAAGAAAAGGACGATGACGATGATGGATATCCGAACCTGTATCTGTATGCAGATGATCTGTTTGGAGAAGACGGAACGAAGGTGTTCAAGGATTTGATTTCAAAAGGAACGCTTCACGGTGGCATGGGTAGCGCACTGGAAGCTATGGAGCTGATAGAAGTAGAAGCAGAGTTTTAATCACAAAGGAGATTTGATGATGGAAAGCAGAGAGATGATAAAGGAGCTCATCGGTGAACTTATAACCGAAGAGACTATAACTGAAGCGGTCAGAGAACGTGTGAATGATCGTTTCGACTACGAGTTGAGCGAGGAAATAGAGCGTATAGCAAAGAATTACGCAGAGGAAAAAGGCACAACATACATCAGGGAAAAGGTGGATGAGGTTTTAGAAAAGCCGGTAAAGAAAGACGATGGCTGGGGAAAACCAATATACTACGATTCCTTTGAAGAGTTTGTAAAGGCGAATGTAGCAAAGCTCATTAAGGAAGACTACAGATTCAGAAGCGAACTGGAAAGAATGGTTCAGAAAAGAATGGACGGAATACTTAAAAAGGTATCGGCGGATCTTTCTGAAAAGGTGATTATCGATGCTGCACTCGCTGAAATGGCAAAGGAGAATAACTGATGGTAGTTATACGACTCAAAAGCGGCTTTGAGATGCGTGTGGACTGCGAGACCTTCAAACTAAAAATCAATACAGTAACAGGTGAACTTACAAATGCACATTGGGATGGCTGCAAGAATATCAGACCGTTGTTTTTCAGACTTGAAGATGTGGACTGTATCTACCAGACATTGGAAGAGGGTGAGGCTGATGGCGAACTGATAAAGGAAGGGGAATCGTAGCTATGCAACTGACGATATTCGACATACTCCCGAAAGAACTGAAACTCGGATACATAAAGGATGAAGAGGTCGAGGCTTATAAAGGGAGCATCATTACATTCAGTCAGCTTGTGAATTTCATCGAAGAGGCTGTGCTGATGGAATGCCCGAGACAGAGTGCGGTCGATTATCGAGTGGTACGCGTCAAGAAGTATCTGACAGACTGTGACAAGGTTTACAGATGGAGTGACGGAGACTCGGAGCTTATAGGCGTCTGCGATCGCGTCAGCCTTACCGATGACAACAGGAAAGGCAAAGCTAATATGTGGGTGAGCGAGATGTATTGCATAGACGGACGATACTGTACGACAAAATATCCACATCGATTTTACAGGATCAAATAAGAGGTAATGTGGTATGTGAGAGGAGAAAAAAATGAATGACGCAATCAGCAGATGTGAATTGTTCAACAAACTTGCAACTATACCAGCGCCGCCTGAGGCTAATGAGTTTAAGGCAGAAGTGTATAAGGTGATCCAGCAGATGGAGGCAGTTGATGGATCAGGCAAATGGACACCTTGCAGTGAAAGATTGCCAGAACTGACGATACACGAGAATGAGCCATTTATCGGCGAGTGGGATGATTCGGAGCCCGTTTTGATATACCACAAGGATAACAAATATGAGTACTCTTATCTGATTGCACAATATACAAATGGCCTTGGAAATAACGAAGTTGGATGGACTGAAATGGAGGGAGCCAACGATGTGATAGATGTCGTTGCGTGGATGCCATTACCGGAGCCTTACAGGGAGGAGGAGTGATGATAAAACTACCAAAGAGTTACGAATGGCGCTGTCACTGGGATGAAGACCGAATATGTGAGAACAGCAGGTTCTGCGGAATGTGTGAGTATCAGCCGGCAGACGATGACAAGCCAAACGGACGCAAAGAGCCTGTACCGATCAAATGGATGAATGACTACGGTATGATGGTACCTTATTGTCCATCTTGCGGAGATATGGCTTACTCGACAGACAGATGCGTGTTCTGCGGCCAGAAGCTGTTATCAACAGAGCAACCGCAAAAGAATGAGCGTGAGATCATAGGTGGTCACACTGATGAAGAAGGTATACTGAGATGCGATGAGTGTGGAAGTGATGAATTACCTTTGGTATCGCACGAGGACGGAGCGACATTCTACGGATACACTTATAAATGTGCAAAATGTGGGAATCGCATTTCTGTGAGAACGAAGCTGATCGGAAGCAGGTGGTGAGATGAATAGCAGACGCAAGGGAAAAGAAGGTGAGACTGATGGCTAATAGACACACACTGCATATCACGCATCTGCCGAAGCTTAAGATGTGGCTTGTAGATCAAGGCTGGGAGCTGCAGCCGCTTACGGATCACGGCTACGAAGTGCTCAGAGCGAAGCGCGATAAAAGGACGCTGGTCATATACAAGAAACTTGATGCGAAAGAACACCTGTCATACGCAGACAGAGATCACAGACTAATAAGACGATTCTTTGAATATATGGAAAGGAGCAAATAATGGTTATCGAAAAGACAGTAGTTGAGAACAATAGATACAACGTAGATCTGAATGATTACGTCGCAGAGGGTGAGCTGACAGTAACGATCACGCTCGGTGAGTACAGGGACCTTATCAAGACAAGCGTCGAGAACAAACAGAGGAAAGAGCATGAAAGCTGGGTGGATCAGTACAACCGGGCAAGCAAGGCAGAAGAAAGAGTAAAGGAGCTTGAAGCTGAAGTAAGCAATCTTTACAAGAGGCTTGCGGAAAAAGCGGATGACGAAGGAGAAGAAAATGACGCATGAAAAGAAAATGACGCATGAAATGCAGTTGTTCCGGCAAATGCTCGATGCTGAACACATTAAGTGGCATGACGCATCAGAGCCGGAGGATTCACTCTGCTATATATGTAGAACTCACTTTGAGTATCGTGGTTATGACTGGTCTGTGATTTATGGCTTCGGAACATACGGAGGACCGTCATATCTATACGATGACAAAGGACTGCTTGAACTTATGAGTAATGCGGTCGGAGACGGAAATCCTATAGGATGGCTGACAGCAAAAGAAGCGATGCAGTATGTGAGAGGTGAGAAAGATGAGACCGATTGACGCAGATGCGCTGAAAGACAAATTGCAACAACACCACGACTTTTATGTAATGGCGTGGGGGGGGTTTGGCAAGATGCCTATAGGCGAGAAAAAAAGAGTTGATGAAATAACTAACTGTATAGCGGAAGTTGTCAACGCCCCTACCATAGAGCCGAAGCAGGGGGAGTGGATTCCTTGTAGCAAGAGATTGCCAGAAAAAGCAGGACATTATCTGTGTTCTTTTAAGAAGGCTAATCGCATAGACAATATCTATATAGACTTGGCATATTGGACGGGCGGTAGGTGGTATGGATATTTAGCAAATGAAATCAATGCTTGGATGCCATTACCAGCGCCGTGGGAAGGAGCAGACGATGAGTAGATGCTGTGGAAACTGCTGTTATCGTAAGCCGTCAAAATTGAAAATGCAATTTAACGAAATTCCAATCACTGCATATTGCGATAATGAAAACAGCCCATACTACGATAAATACGTTTGGGATGATGAAATTTGCGACGAGTGGAAAGGAGCAGACGATTACGAACGAGCAATAGAACAGATGGAACACGATATGCTTTATGAGCCGACATACAATCCCGAAGACGGGAGTATGTGAAAGGAGCAGACGATGACAAAAGCAGAATTTGTGGAAATGATGGAATGGGTAAAGGAACAGACAGTGAGTGATACATTGAACACGCTTGACAATTTTTCAACAGCCACAGACATAGTTAAGGCTCTCCGAGAAGCAGAATATCGTGGTTATATGAAAGCGGTCGCAGACAGACCGCAAGGGAAGTGGATTCCGTGTAGCGAGAGGCTGCCGAAAGACCTTGAGGTAGTAAACATTACTTGGATAAATCATCGTCCTATGACCTATTATGCAGACATCAAAGACAAGTCATTCACAGCAACAGCAATCCATTACAAGGATAAGTGGTGGTGGTATTCGCCAATATGCGAGGATTTGCTTGCAGAATATGGCAAGAGCGAATGTGACAAGATGGATGCTGACATTGAAGTAACTGCATGGATGCCATTACCGGAGCCTTACAGGGAGAAATACTGATGCCAAGACCAATGATCGGATGCAAAGATGCGGTTGAATGGGTACGCAACCAGCAAGTCATAGATGTTGACATTCAGGAGCGTGTCATCAACCGCATGGAGTACGAATTTGAAAAGGATCGTGGCACACCACCGACTTATCACAAAGGCAAGTACGGCAGTAAATACGATTCGTGGACCTGTGGCAACTGCGGTCACGGACTTGCAGAACCTTACTGGAAGTTCTGCCCGAACTGCGGATACAAAGTCGGAAGGAAGATATACGGCAAGAGGGCAGACCAAATCATAATAGACGAAGCTGTGGAGGTGGCTGATGAATAAGCTGATTAAGCATACGATGGATAATTATGAGCTTGCTAAACATTGGTATTGGGAATTAATGGTCAACGATATAATCCCAAATTTAGGCATAGTTGAAGGACTTCCAGAAGATGAGGAAGAACGAATGGATGCTATATCGCTGTTTGTTATCACGGCTTGTGAAGTTATAGCAACAGGAAATGCAACGGTACAGCTTAACGTAGACGAGGCAATAGAAGCTCAGCAGTGTTTTAAAATTTTGATGAGTCTTGAAAAACAGTCAGCATTTGGCTTTTTTACGCTTGATTGGAACAAAACAGATGAGGATGGAATGCCAGCTATCACCATAAGTGATGAAAACATCAAGGCTCAAGCAGAATACTTCAACGTTCCGTATGATGAAAACAATAAATGGGCAACAATAGAAGCGTGCAAGAAGCAATTCGAAAGGATGGTTGATGAATCCCGGTGAAATCATAAAAACAGCAAGGCTACGTGAGGGAGTGTCACAGCGCGAGCTCGGCAGACGAAGCAAAGTATCAAGGGGCGACATCAGCCACTATGAGAATGGCAAGCAGACACCGAACATGATAACGATGTGGCGGTTAATGGATGCGCTGGACTATGAGATTGTATTCAAACCGAGATACAAAGGCGGTTATGCGAAGCAAAGGAGAAAGTAGATGATTACGCTCAAGGATATATTGAAACTGAATTTCAGCATCACTCTGCTTGATCTCGAAGTACGTGATCCAGACCTGAGGCTGAAAAAGAAAGTAGTTATCGGTAAAGACTACAGACCATCATCTTTTCAGCTTGATGATGAACGTAATGGCAAGTTTGAGTATATAGACACTGACATCAACAAGCATGGCAGAGTAGGCAGAAGCGGAATGTCAGAAATGGCTTACGATATTGACTTTAAGGCGATACCAAAGAAGTACCTCGATATGGAAGTCGATATGATCAATTCGTTATCAGAGCGATATGGAAATGCTGGCATGAGATTATGGGCGACAGTAATACCGATACAGATGGAGCTGACAGATGAATGTGATTGATGTAACAGCAGAAAACAGAGATAGGGTAAGGAAATATTACTTGAGCCTGTGCGAACAGGGCAGAGCGAATTTTCTATATGACAACATGATTGGTGGAGCCGCGCTCAAACTAAGTCCTGATCAGTATCCAAAGACATCACCACTGCATCGCAAATGTAAATGCGGATCTGAACCGGAACTGATGATGCATGACAATGGCGATTGGTCTGTGATTTGCCCGCATTGCGGATGCAAATCAAGTAAGGACAGAACTCCGATGTGGGCGCTTCGTGCATGGGATTTTGAGAAACTTGAAACCAATAAGGAGAATTTTACGATATGGGAAGTGTTGTGAGATTCACTATTCCGCTGCAGCCCAGGCCGAAACAGAGGCCACAGCATGGTAAGGGATATACATACACTCCGAATGAGACAAGGGAGTATGAGGCGATCGTAGGATTCTATGCCAGAAGGGCCTTAAAACGGCCTGTAACGGGGCCAATAAGCATGAAGGTAGACTTTTATATACCGATACCGAAAAGCTGGTCTAAGGCAAAGAAACAGGCTGCGGAAATCCAAAAATTACGGCCGGCAAGTAAACCGGATATAGACAATCTTGTAAAGGCCGTTCTTGATGGAATGAATAACGGGATCGCATATGCGGATGACAGTCAAATAGTATCGCTGGTCTTGAACGAATGGTATGGAGATCCGAGAACTGAGATAGAGCTGACGGAATTAGACATATAGGTGAGGTGATAAGCATTGATAACGTTACACAGTGTGGATCTTACGATGACAACAGAACCATGTTTTGCACTTACGTATGACGGAGATTGTAGAGTTCTAATAATGCCGCATCGTAACTGTTGCACGTATAAATGTCCCTTTTATAAGCCGGACGGATGTAAAGATTGGGTCCGCATCGAGGACAGGCAGGGAATAAACCTCATTCCACCGGAAGAAGCTTTTGCAAAGAGATAGGAGGAATCATGACACAGTACACGATAAAGACAACAGAGCAAGAAGCTGACAGAATCCTTAGCGGAGACCAGCCGTTCATTATTCGTTCAAGAAGAGAGTATTACTTCAAGGGAGACAAGATTACGTTTCTGATGGTGAAGAACGGCAAGCCTGTATTCCACAAGATAGGAACGAAAACATATGAAGTGACAACAGTCCTTGACCACGAGCAAGCCCCGATAGAGAAAGGCTGGAGACTCGTAGCGTTCAAGGAGATAGCATAGCATGATGCGAGGGGCGGATTCCATGTTGCACAAAAATTTTTAAATATCAAGAAAGGAGAAATCCTCCGTTTAATCCCTTAACCGCCCCTCGTCTCAGAAGATACCAATGAAGTTATATATTTGTGTCACGACAGATAAATACGAGTTGCCCGTAGTAGTGGCTGATTCTATCAGAGAATTGGCTGAAAAATGCGGGGTGTCAAGAAATGCTGTGGCTGTGCCAATATCCAAACAACGCAAAGGGATATACGCAAAGTCAAGGTTTCACGAAGTTGAGGTGGACGATGATTAAGTACATGGTAATAGGGCTCATTATAATCGTAGGACTGTTTGATTACGCATTATTGGTAGCCTGTTCGCATCTTGAGGACAGGGAGCAGTACCAGCGCATGAAAGGGAAGAATGATGAGTGACGATTTAATCAAGAGAGAAGATGCGATAAGAACCGTATGTGAGTGCGAGTGTTATTCGGGATATAATCCGTGCGAAGAGGGCAAGGGATGTTATGCGGTGAATGAGCTGAGAAAACTTCCATCCGCAGATAGACCGCAGGTTATCGACATAATTCACTGTAATGAATGCAAGTGGGAATGGACACAGAAATGTCCACCACATCGTATGGGATTAATACACGATGCAAGCGACTATTGCAGTTATGGCATAAGAAAGACTGATGGTGTTGATAAGCACGATGAAGCGGTAGAAGCGTTGGGGCATCTGATAAAGCATATGAAAGGAGCGGACGAATGATAGTCAACACGATTATAGCGGTTGCTTTGTTGCTTAATACGATACTCATACACATGGAGTGGAAACGCATAGAGAATTTAGAAAAATGGATGTTGCACTTGTTAGAGCAGGCGGATGATGAGTTGTTATGCAGCCGGAAAGGAGCAGACGATGAGTAAGGACATTGGCAGAGATGTAAAAGTTGTAGCTAATGGCAACTGCCCTATATGTCGCAAGCGTTTGAAAGGCAATAGGCTGTTCCTCTGTGAAGAGTGTTCTGAAAAAGTAGCAAGAGCAATATGGGAAACGCATTTTAGTGAGCCGTATACAAGCGTAAAAGGAGCAAACGATGAATATTGAAACTCAGCTATGGTGCATTCAATGGGAACTTGTAGGAATTGGGCTGTTGTTGATTATAAGGAGAAGACGATGAGTAAAGACACCATATACAGAGAGGATGCGATAGATGCAATCAATCTCCGAATGAGAATACCGCACGACGTTGTATCTGCTCAGTATGCGAGCATGGCAATAAATGCAATTTATTCAGTACCATCCGCAGACAGACCGCAAGGGGAGTGGAAAGCAAAAAGTTTTCACGAATTCTTCTGCGATAATTGCGGATTTTCATTCGATATGATGAAGTGCGATTTTCTTGAGAATATGAAGTTTTGCCCTAACTGCGGTGCGAGGAAAGGAGCGGGCGATGAGTGACCTAATAAAGCGAGAAGATGCGATAGAGGTAGCGTATCAGTTAAGACGCAAGCCTAATGATGATGAGTGGGATTGGTGGTTGCGTTCGTTTAATGCCATACCACCCGCAGACAGACCGCAAGGGGAGTGGATAGATGCCGAGATACCACTTGAAAGTGGCGGTTCGATGCCGATACAAGTGTGTAACCTTTGCAAGACATTCTATCCGTTAGCGTACACGGGCGGTGGACATCGTTTCTGCCCTAACTGTGGAGCAAGGATGAAAGGAGCAGACGATGAGTAGGTACATAGATGCGGATGAGATTGAGAATGCAAAGTTCCAAGAGGAAAACTTGCGAGGAATGGGCGAACACGTAGCGTATCGAGTCGGATGGAACGAAGCAATTGAGTCCGTATTAGAGAACGCACCAAGCATAGACATCTGCTTCTGCGAAAAGTGTATATATGCAGACGCAAAGCCTATAGCCGATGGACGCTATTGGTGTAACATCCACAGATGCTACATGCGTTTCTGTAGTGATGGAGAAAGAGAGGGCGAGTGATGCTGTTCATTTATATAACACAAGCGTTGACGGTAGGCATACTGTTGATGATATGGGCGCAAGGAGAGTGAGTGATGACTACTACAAATGCAAGCACTACGAAAAGGTACTGCGCTTGTAGCGGTAAGTGGTGTGAGTTTGCAAATCTGCAAGGATTCTGCACTCTGACCGCTTGTTGCAAAAGAGTGATTTACGATAACCAGACTACGATTATTAAAAGCAAGGAGGGCGAGTGATGAAGAAAGTGTATGACAGATTTGCAGATGAGTATATAAACGAAAGCGAAAAAAGTCCTTATGCACCACCTGAAAGATATACGGAAATTACAGAGGAAGTGCTTGTTGAAAATGCAGCAAGGTGGTTTCTGACAGCACTTAAAAGGTTGCTGGACGAAGAGACAGACCGCAAGATCGAGAACTGTTCGGAAAAACCGAACAACTTGTCAGAAAAGCCGACAAGTTCGGAAAGGAGTAGCGAATGAGTGATCGCAAAAGATGCTGTTGCAATTGCAGACGCTGCATACGCACTTGGGATGGCGGTAACTGCACTACTCATTGCGAGATAGACGGACACTACATCGGATATGTCGAGTGCTTTGAAGATTGGTGCAGACGATGGGCAAAGGACAAGTGGCAAGAGGAAGGGAGTAGCGAATGATTAATCTGAGAATGACAGATAACAGAGAGGACATCAGAAAATGGACAGGACTCTCGAGCGAAAATCACGATATGGCACTGTGGGAAGCAGGGTTCAACCTTGATGATTGGGATGTCTGCTTTGAGAGCGACACAAGGCTATGTCAATCTTGCGAGGAACTTGACGAGGACGGTTTTCCCCTCTATGAACCCGAGCCTATTGCTGAAGCATGGTGGTTAGTGCGTCAGATGGATAACTATTGTGTGGGATTCGATGAGGTCGAGTACAACGGTAAGTGGTACTACATAGTACATCATGCATGAGGAAAGGAGCAGCGAATGATAACGATAACGATGCCGACATCCTTTGCGGTGTTGATAGCAGTATTGCTTGCGCTCGACATCATAAAGGGAGTGCTTGTGCTTATTGACAACAGGCTGACAAGGACACAAATGTCCTTAACAAAACGGCAGACGGAAAGGGGTAGCGAATGAAAATCGAACTGGAAGTTCAGACTGATTCTCCATTGTGCATAGCTGAGGCTCTTATTCGCCGTGAAGTAGGGAGATGTAAAGAAGAATATATGGTCATAGCGACAAGAGAAAATATAAGGCAGATAGGATTAGCATTAGTCAATCATGCGGAATCGTGTGATAGAGTCGGCAAGTGGATGGAAAGGAGCGAGTGATGAGCGTGGTAATTCGTGGCATAGACAAGCCAAGAGATTGTGACTATTGCCATTTTCAGACGGACAGTTATTGCCATGTTCTGCTGTCATATATCAACGTAGAACACGGAGTAGATACAAGATGCCCCATCATCGAGATAAATGAATACACGATGAAGAATGGACACAAGGTAGTGGTAGCCGATACTCCGCAGACAGAAAGAGGATATATGTGGACTTGCCCAAAGTGCGGAACAGAAAATCACAGCGACTTCAAGAAATGCCCTTGCTGTGGATATACTCCGCAGACGGAAAGGAGCGAGTAGATGCAGATAGTAGTTAATGAGCAATTGAAAGATGCGATTGAATGGACTTGTAAATATGCCAATGAGTACAAGGTTGACATAGACATTCACATAGATGCAGACGGAGAAGTATCGGTAAGCATATGTCCAACATACAGAGACAGAGACACAGCCGATACTCCGCAGACGGATTGTCCGAAGATGACCGAAGAAGAATTCGACACAATGCTCGCAAAGGTTCTTGTGGGGCAGACGGAAAGCACAGGCTCACCGATAGGAGATTATCGTGACGGAGTAGGTGCGTGGCAGACGGATTGCGGATGGGGAGAACCGAATGAGTAAGATGAAACACTGCCCTAAGTGTGGGCGAATAATGATTGACGAGAAAATAAAATCTGGAAGAAACTGGCAAGTAGTATGGCACTGCTTATGCGGACATAGTGAGGTAGACCGGGAACCGGCAGAAACAGGTGATTAATGGACAGATTAACATGGTGCAAAGAGAACCTCGAGAATCTGCAGCTGGAGATAGCGAATGATCCGAAGTATGTGAAACTGTATGCGCTGTCTGCAATAGTCAATCAGATGCTCGAGTGGATGCACAGAAAAGAAGATCTAGAGAACATAAATGAAATGTTGGGAGTAGTGGTAATAATGCTGAAACTGATAAAGGAGAGCGACAATGAGTGATATGGCGGAGATTCAGATCCCGTGTGAAGCGGTTGAGTTTGGTACAGACTGTATGATCTGCGGTAAAACGTTTGGGGGCGGTCTTTACGACAAGCGGACTATATGCCCGGACTGCAGATCAACGCTGTACGAGTTAGTGAAAGAAAAGAGGGCGCAAAAAGAAGATGAAACGGTGTGATAACTGTGCCAGGGCGATAGTTCCGGACAAGAAACGAGAAACCACGCCTGTCAAATGCACGCTGCATAACTGGTGGGTGGAGTACGACTATAAATGTGAAGACTGGGTAGACAAGGAAGATGATGGGTTCATAACTCATCTTGAGAAAGGCGGGAAATGAGCGAAACGGTAAAGGAGCATTGCAAGCACAAGGATTGCGTATACAGAGGCGTATTAAGCGGGACGCCGACCTGTGATTATATATTCCGGGAAGGGCACTCAAGAGGCTGCAGCATATCTGAGTGCAATAAATACAAAACAGGATTCAAGAAGAAAGTTAACAGCTCTGAGTATGGATTTACAGTCGAGGTGTGTGATGACATATAACGAATTTATAACAAAGCCGATAATTCTTAAGGGGAAGATAGAGCATCAAGCGGAAGATGTGGCATTCAAATGGAGCATTTGTCTGAATACTGTTCCGGAGCTGAGCGAAAGAGTGCAGTCATCAGTGCATAACACAACAGAGGCCAGTATCCTGAGGTATACGCAGTCAAAGGCCGAACTGGATCGTTTACAGGGCGAATATGATAAGGCGCTTGCAGACATCAGGCTGTTTCTGTATACGAGCCTGAAACGTGAGGACGCTGATGTGCTGGACTGGAGGTATTGCTCTGATAAATCTATTCAGCAGATCGCAGATATCAAGGGGCTCAGTTACTCGGGCGCGGCCAGTAAGATTTACAGGGCTGACTTTAAGGCGGCTGAAGCATTCGGAAAAAGCTCACAGTTCAACGACTATCGTTAAATTGCGTAAGAAATAAAAAGAAAAGTATTAGGAAATAGTTTATAATTAAACTGTCCCAGTAGGGATAAATCCCTTCATATACGAATATCTACAGAAACACGCAGAGGACACGGGCAATTGGCGGCCTGTGTCTTTTGTTTAGGAGGAAAATATGGGAGACCGACCAGAGATAGTTTATAGGGATATAAAGACCGTAAAGCCCTATGAGAAGAACCCAAGGCGAAACGATAATGCAGTGGATTCTGTAGCTGAGTCGATAAAGCAATTTGGGTTCAAGGTCCCTGTTGTAATAGACAGCAGGGGCACTATTGTATGTGGCCATACAAGGTATAAGGCGGCCAAAAAGCTTGGCATTAATAAAATACCTTGCATAGTGGCAGATGATCTCACAGAGGAGCAAATAACGGCTTACAGGCTGGTTGACAACAAGACACAGGAACTGAGCACATGGGATTTTGGAAAGCTAATCGAGGAGCTCAAGGAGCTGACGGATGCCTTTGATATGACGCTGATGGGCTTCGATGATGTAGACAAACCAAAAGGCACATCAAAGCCGGCAGAGCAGAATCTTAATGAAGGCGGGGAACTTTCACTTGATGATTTCGGAGACGAGTCATTCAACTGCACTTGCCCGTGCTGCGGTTTTAAGTTCAATGATTAGGAGGTGCCATGAACAGATTTGATTGGAAATGGTATCTCAAGGACATCAAACAGGATAAGCCTGTGAAGGTGTTCACGACATTCTCTTGTGGCGGCGGTTCTTCGATGGGTTACAAAAGAGCCGGATTTGAGGTCATTGGTAATGTCGAGATAGATCCGAAGATGAATGCGATGTACTGCAAGAATCATCATCCGAAGTACAACTACTGCATGGATCTGCGTGACTTCAATAAGCTGGAGAACATACCGGAAGAGCTTATCGGTATAGACATACTGGATGGATCACCACCGTGTATAACCTTTTCTATAGCGGGAAGAAGAGAAGAAGGTTGGGGCAAGAAAAAGAAATTCAGAGAAGGACAGACAGAGCAGACGCTCGATGACCTGTTCTTTGTTTTTCTTGATACTGTAGAGAAATTACAGCCGAAGATTGTAATAGCCGAGAATGTTGTTGGCCTTGTTGCCGGCAATGCAAAGGGATATGTAAATCTCATCATAAAGAGGTTTCATGAACTAGGATACAATGTTCAATTATTCAAATTGAATGGTGCTTTTATGGATGTACCACAAGCAAGGGAAAGAGTATTCTTTGTTGCTAACAGGTGCGACTTTCCCAAGCTGGTTCTGAAGTTCAAGGATGATGTTATCAAGTTTGGAAAAGTAAGGTCAAAGGAAGGAATACCGCTTGGAGAGAAGGGCACAATATCAAAAGCCTTGCTTGAACAGGCTACTGAAAGCGATGTTAAGCTAGAGTATGTCACAAAAAGAATAGCTGGCGTAAAAGGAAAGCTGTTTTCACACATGATAGTGAGGGATGACCAAGTAACTCCGACTGTAACGAGTGGAGGAGCATATTACAGACTATATGACAAGATGCTTTTCTCCAGTGAGGATTTCACGGCTGTACAGAGTTTCCCACAGGATTATGACTACAACGGCAATAATGTCCAGTATGTATGTGGTATGAGTGTGCCGCCTAACATGATGGCAAATATAGCAACGGAGGTGTATGAGCAATGGCTGAAATGAAAATACAGATGATGGACATTGACAGCATACATCCGTATGAGAACAATCCGCGTAAGAATGAGAAAGCTATCGAGGCGGTAGCGAACAGCATCGAGAAGTTTGGATTCAAGAATCCGATAATCGTAGATAAGGACAATGTGATCATATCCGGACATACAAGAAGACTTGCGTCAATAGCACTCGGCCTTCGCAAGGTACCTGTCATTGTTGGCGATGATCTGACAGAAGAACAGGTCAAGGCATTCAGACTTGCGGATAACCGTGTAGCTGAACTTGCTGTCTGGGATGAAGACCTCCTCAAACAGGAGATGGCAAAAGTACTGGATATGGATCTGACAGACTTCGGATTTAAACAGGACGTAATAGACGAGATACTTGCGGATGATATCGGGATAGTGACACACAGATGCCCTAAATGCGGATGCGAGTGGACAGAAAGAGACTTATGACCAGAGCAGATCTGATACATGAAATCGAGAGAGTAGAGGATGCGCTGAGGAAAACAACGAGCCGAAAGCTGAGGAGTGATTACGGCAAACACCTCAAGCGGTTGTATCGGGATCTGCGTGATTACGATAGGAACATGGAACGATGGCAAATGAGCAGAATTTAAGGCCGGGCGAATATAAATTAAGCCAAGAGGAAGCCAAGAAGGGTGGTATTGCATCAGGCAAGGCAAGACGAGAGAAAGCCGACCTGAGAAGACAGCTTCAAGTGTTCCTTGAATCGGAGGCAATCAAAGACAAAGACGGTGAGCCGCTGACAGGTGCAGAGCTGATGGTCAAGGTCGCAGTCAAGGAAATGTCGAAGGGCAACCCAAAGTTTTGGGAGCTCATAAGAGACACAGCCGGATTCAAACCGATAGACAAGATACAGGTGTCAGAGATAGACCAGGCGGATATCGACGAGGTAGAAGCAATTGTGCTTGGCGCAGAAGAAGAGAAAGCAGAGGTGAGCACTGATGATGCGAAGAATGAAGATTGAGGTGTTCACAGGCTCAAAAAATTCTGGGGGGGGGGGGGCCGCGCA